ATCAACATCTGAACGAGCAGATGCAGATGTTCCACAATACTTAACCTGTGTTCCTGCACGGAAGACTTTGTAAGAGAGAAAATCTATTGTCTCTCCAGCTTGAGTAGCTTGTCTTTCGCTTATGATTTTTAATACTGGGTCTGCCGCCGCCGCAAGCATCACATCAGTTGTGTTCACATATGATCCATACTGCTTTAGTGTGTGCATCAATGTGGTGTGCTCAAGACTTGAGAAGTCCGGTGTTACACCTTCAGCAATCGGGGTATCCACAATTGGGAAACGCTCATACCTGCGGTGTCTAATTTCTAAGCCCTGTTTCTGAGGCTTTGTTTCTTTCTGTGCAAATTTAGCAAATGTCAACAAACGCTTTGCGATTGGTAACATTTTCTTTTGAATCGTAAAGGCATCATTCTTTGATAAATCACCATAAGATGAACCACTTATTGATCCAGTTCCTCCATATGCCGCCATAATTAACTCCTATCATTTAAAAATTATTGTTATTCGGGAATAGCTTCCCATAGTTCTTCATCGGACATATTGTCCAAATTCTTGCTTTTCACGGGTGCGGAATTACCTAAAAGACCAGTCGCCGCCGCTCTTTTAGCCTGTCGCTTGGTACTCGTTCTAGCTTTCTCAGATGATTCTTCTGGAGCAGGTCTCCACACTTCTTGGCCCGTTTGGGTTGATAGGAATAATTGCATAACGGAGGCATGATCTACTGGATCAGTTGATTCAGTCATCATTTTTGTCATTGCTGGACTACCTAGAACAAATGCTTGAAAATCTGCATCTTTATCTATATCTCTGTAATCTTCTCCTACGTTTTCAGTCATATAATCTTCATGATAACGTAGAAATGCTTGATAATTGTTCTCTCTATTTTGTTCTTCTAAATCTTTTAACCGATTTTGAGCCTGCAATGTGGCTTCATTCAAGGTTTTACCTTGTTTTGCCATCTCATGCTGGATCATCTTACGGAAAGTAGAAGAAAGTTCTGAGAACTCCTCCATAGTCTGCTTATCTTCCTTTGAGAAGAATTTTTCTGCATCTTCTGGGTCTACTGGTGGTGCTTCAACTTCTGGAAGCCCTTTTTTAACCCGCTCTAATGCTTGCTCACGTTCAACATCCCTGAGTCTCAACTCTTGGAGGTCTTCCCGCATTCTTGCAGACTCTTCATTCCTCTTATGAAATTCTCGCTCTAAATCCTTATAACGAGCTTCATAATCATGCTGTGGCTCTTCAGGTTCTTCCTCGTCTTCGGTTTCTTCTACTTCAGCTTCTTCAGCGTAATCAGGTTCCTCATCAGCGTCTTCAGATACTTCTTTATCCGCTTCATCAGGGGTGCCCTCTTCTTTAGATTCTTCCTCGACTTCTTCATCCTGACTCCATAGTTCTTCATCTGTAGGTTCAACTTCTTCAGTTTCTTCAACTTCTTCAGTTTCTTGAACCTGTTCTTGTACCTCTTGCTCTGACATATAACTCCTTCCAAGTGCCCGATTATACGGATTGGTTAATTAATAGCCCTTTCCTTATGGTGTAAAGGCGGTTCCTGTTTATACTACTTTGGTTCAGCAATTTCAAGCATTTCTTGCCATGCTTGGATTTTGCCGATAGATACATTATGCCTTGAAACTGACTCTTGGTCAACTAATTGTTTTGATTTAATAACATCATATGTATCTTGTATTCTTTTTTCGATCATTTCTTTATATAACTGCCACCCCGGTGATTGGGATAACATACTTAATACATCATTGCGGGGCATTTTCAGCGAACTCCCTTCTTAGTATCTCTCTTGCAGTTGGGCCACCTTCTAGCCTCTCCATAGCTGGATCAGACATTTGGTCTGCCACATTACCTAAATCGGGTGGAGGCCCATCCATAGGAGGTTCTGGCATACCACCTCCTTCTGCGGCCTCATAATCCATTTGAGTTTCTCTTTCCATAGCTTGTTGTTCAGCCGCTTGATCCTGCATCATTTGTTGTTCTTCCATCATTTGCTTTTCATCAGCTATTGCTCGCTCCTCTTCCATTTGTTCACGGAGTAAAACACTATTATTTTCTAAATTTGAAGGATGTAAAATATTACCTTGTTTAATTAATTCAAGCCTCTCTTGCATTTCCATCTTTCTTTGGTCTTCTCCTATTGATTGTTTTTCATCTAATAAAGATTTTGACTCTGCTATAGCTATGCTAGATTCTGTTTGGCTTTGTATTTGTTGTGCATTAATTTGTGCTTGTGTTTGTAACTGTTGCATTGCCGCTTGTTGTTGGGCTTGGGCTTGTTGCTCCATCTGTTGTTGTTGAGCCTGCTGTTGGGCTTGCATCTCCTGAGTTACTTCCTCTTCAGTTTTTACAACCTTATCTGGCTCCATATTAAATGCACGAAGTAATGGTCTTGTAAATGCTTCTTGTTTTAAATACTGTTTAATTTCAGGAAACTGTCCTATTACCTGTAAAAAGTTTATAAGCTGAGTATTATGTACTTCCTTAGCTACATATTGTTCGTAACCTGTTGAAATTGCTTCATAGTCACCTTTTATTGACATATCTGTGGAATCAACCATTAACCACCTGTATATAGCACCTATATTCTTAGTTATCATACTTGATACTGAACGTACCACATCTGCTGTCTGCCTGTTAGCGTTGGAATTAAGAATTGACATACCTGTGGCTGTCTTAGTTTGGGCAGGACTCATATCTCCATATCCTATACTCGTTTGTCCTGAGTCTAGGTCTGCTTCTCTTTCTAGTTGTTGTATTACTTGAAGTAATCCATTTGTTACATCTGGTATCTGTACTGATGCAAATGAGTCTCTTACAGAAGCCCCCGGTTTTACTCTAAACTGCTTACCGGGGTATATTTGTTCTGTATCAGTCCCCGGCTCAAAAGCATTAGGGTCTATAACTGTTAGGGGAGCCGCAGATAATGATTTACCCTCTACCATCATCGCATATGAAAAGTTTAGTATCGCTTGAGCATCCCTTATTGCATAATAGATTCCATCTCCCCATAATGATTCTGGATTCTTTTGCCAGTTACAAAAATGGAAAGGCATGGTATCGTCAAACGGGTTCTCGGCTATTTTAACGACTACATCGCCAATAACAGTGATTACCACAGGGATGGCTTCTGGAATATCCTCTGATTCAATTGGTAAATGAGGTTCCAAATCCTTACCGTCAAGACGGCCCCAAAACTCTAAAACTTCAAATTTCTTTAATCTGTGACCAGAAGTTTCATCATATTTTTTAGGATGTTCGCTATCGTCATATCCTTGAGTAAGTCCTATTTCTTCTTCAATAACCTTCTCTAATGCCCCCGGAATAAAACCTTCTGAAGTTTTCGATAATTTTCTGAGTTGTATTTTACTAAGAAATGATCTTTGAATAATATAGTCTGCATCTTCTGAGTTAATTGCTTCTGGTGAAGGGAATATATTCCATATACTTACAAATTTACAACTTGGCATTAATTCTTTTTCCAGAAACGACTCAACCGCCACCATATCATCTGGAGTCTGAACCGTACTGTAGACAGGAAAATTTTTATATTCGAGGGAAATCCCTTTCGTACATCCTGTACCATATAAACACATTTCATGTATAGCGTGTTGTACTTGCTCATTATAGTTAGTTCTTTCCAATATATCCCTAATCTTAAACTCCATCTGTTTAGACCGTTCAAGAATCGCATCTTCAAGCAAGTCAGGTCTATTGGGTGGCGTTTGTATATCGGGAGGGTAGAACCTAGGTTTACGAGACGGAGTAATGCTAAATGGAACTTTCCCATCTTCAAATAATAACGTGTTAATCTTAATCTTCGCCGAATTAGTTTTACGCCTAGTTTGATTGACAAATATACCCCTTTCATTTGCCAACTCACTCGCCTTCGATATTTTTGAAGGATACTTTCCTCTGTACGCATCATAAGCCTCCAACCAATGTTGTTCATGATCTCTGCGGTATTCTCTTGACTCCTCAAATTTTTCTTGTACTACCTTTGCGAAGTCATTAACATCCGCTTCTACTACTTTAACTTGTGTTACTGCAATATCACCCGATTCTGGGTCTTGAGTTGCTCCAGTTGCTTCGTATTGTGCCATTTAATAATCTTCCGCTAAATTAGGTTCACCTCTATCAAAGAATTTCCATCCACCTCTGCATGGCTGTTCTTTTCTTTTTCCGTATGCTTCATCAACAAATACTCCCTCTTCTCCTTCACATTCTGCAAAAAAAGGAGTCATACCTACAGGCCAACGGTTATTCTTCTCAGAACAAGAAATTATAAAAAATAATAAAAAAATAAAAAATTTAAACACTTATTCTGAATCCTCGGAATCTAGGTTTATGTCTATAATATCACCATTCTCCATATTAAGTATATATTTTTCTTTGTTTTCTATGCAATCTGATAAGTTTGCTACCATCATTGACATTGAAGTACATATAGATTGGATCATTAGACAGCCTAGCTCTTCTCCAAGGTTTCCACAAGCTACATCAACCAATTCTTCTAATAATGGTTGAATTTCATCAATAAATCTGTCTGTATTAGGTAAAGCACTGCCAAAATCTGCATGAATAACTTTGCTCATAACTGACTTGGTTGATAAAACTTCAGTTGAGGCTTTAAGTATCTCCTATTAATGTTCTTACTCCACTCTGGAGTGGCAGGAAACATCTTACACCCAAAACAAGCTATAGCTAATGCCATTACACAGTCATCATGTGAGCCTGATTGAGCCGCCATTTTCCCATTTGGAAGATTTACAAAAGTCTGTAATTCATCCAAAATTTTAGGACTCCGTATCTTTATTTCATCTTCCCTGATTAATTCCTTTAAATAATCAATTATCAAGGGTTTAGATTTTACTGTAGTGTGAAAACCTAACTTCCTTGCTGAACGGCTTGACCTTTCATCTAATATCTTTTCTGAATATATATCAGGATATAAATGAACATCAGAAAGAAATTTTAAAGTTACAAGTCCATGATTGTTTCTTTCTACTACTAATTTAGCATTATTATACCATTTTCCTAAACTTGCAAGTTGCCATGCAAATAAATCTGGATCAATTTTTATCCTTAACATTGCAACTTCATCCATTGTTTGTGCATTTAATACTACAGCTACACTCCAATCAGTGTCTCTTCCTACATCTATACCCTCAGAAACGTCTGCACCTATCCTATATTCTTTATTAGGAGTAGGTCTTTCCCATACTTGAAGCTCTCCATCATCCATAGCCTCTATTATATATTTTTCGCCGCCCTTTTCTCTCCATGACTGAACTGGTATATGAAAACCCTCTGAAGGTCTGTCCCTCTGTAACCCTTGTGATACTAAAACTAGTTTATTTAGGTTCTCTGTGTCAA